CACGATATGCCGGAGGGAATCCGATGATCGAATCAACCGGCATAGTAGCGTTCATTCACGCAAAGGGGTCGTCTGAGAGAGTGCCGTCGAAGAACAAGCAGTATATCGGCGAAAAGCCTCTGTATGCTCATGCCGTGTCAATAGCAATGCAATCCAAAGAGGTTGCGATGGTTGCCATCGACAGCGACGATGACGAAATCCTTGCTGGCGGAGAACGCCTTGGAGCCGTGCCTGTTCGTCGAGCCCCAGGAATGTCTACCAACGCAACGGCTGGTGACGAACTTGAGTACTGGGCGGCTCGAAATGCCCCGATGTCAGAAGCTATCGCCGTCGTGATTCCTACCTCTCCGTTTTTGTCGCCCGAGAGCGTTGACGGTGCGATTCGCCTGTTACGCGAAAGGCAGGCTGATAGCGTGGCTGGCGTGCGGTCTGCGAAACTTTTCCTGTGGGAGAACGGTAGGCCAGCGTACGGATGCAAGCGAACGACGCAAGCGATGCCGTGGACAACATGGGAGACGACTGGCCTTTACATTGTCAGAACCTCGTTCGCGTTGGAGCATCAACAAAGAATCAATTACCAGGACTGTTTGCCGTACGAACTGCCTCTGATCGAATCAATCGATATTGATACTCCGGAGGATCTGAAATTCGCACGATACCTTTGGTCTGGGATGCACGATGTTTGATCGAGTCTGCCTGAATCCGTTGACGTGGCTTGATATCACGGCCTACTCTGCGCCTGGTGAAAACACGATTCAGTTTTCGCAGTGTATCCGGTCGTGGGGTGGCAACGAGTGCGTACTCGCAACGATACCGTTGGCCGACGCCTGCAAGATGAATGTAGAAGATCTTCGCGATCTGCCCTCGGCAAAAAAGGCCAGGGAACAAGTGGTATCACGTGGTCTGACTGATTGGTGCGCAACCTGTCCCAGGTTACGCGAAGGCCAATCACCTACGATGCTGTGTGGTGAAGTCAATTGGGACAGCCTGCCAAGCACATGGACGATCTTGAATCTGGCATACGACAAGAGTTGCAACCTCGCTTGTCCTTCATGTCGGCCGTTCCCGATTCTTTGGAAGCCGTGTGATGAGCAATACGATATGCTAATGGAGTTCCAGGACAGAATCATTAGGCCATTGCTAAAACAGGCAAATACAGCTTGTCTGGCAGGGCTCGGAGATCCGTTTGGGAGTCCTGTGTATCGGCACTTGCTTGAAACGTTGAACCCAGAAGACGCACCTACGCTCGGTTGGCATATTCAAACTAACGGAGTTGGATTTACACCTGACCAGTTAGGTCGTATTCCAACCAGAACCCAGATCAACAGCGTGCAGTTCAGCATCGATGCCGCAAAGCCTAAAACCTATCGCGTTGTTCGCGGAAACCACTGGAAGGTAGTCAACGACAACCTGCGATTCGCCGGGCATTTGAGGCAGTCGGGGTTTATCTCCCAACTGGCAATATCGATGGTTATTCAGGAATGCAACTGGGGTGAAATGGTTGACTTCTATCGTCTTGGCAGACACGTTGGTTGTGATATTGTGCAATTCAACGCACTGCTGAATCAACACACATATAGCGAGGAAGACTACAAGGCGAGAGCCGTGCATTTGTCAGGACATCCGGTACAACCGAAGTTTATGAAGGTGTGTGACGAAATGCGAGCATGGACAGAACCGAGAGTGTTATTAGAGTTTCCCCGTGACTAAATGGCTGAATGCACAACGCTTGGAACTGGAACACTGGCAATCTGCGATTGCAATGCCGGTGCATTCACGTGCTGCCCTCACAAATGCTGCGGTAGTCTCTTACGTTATCTGGACACGTTTCGGAGTTTGCTTGGCAGATTGCATCGGTGGAACGATCATCGATATTGGGTGCGGTCCGACTGGCCGTATAGCATGTTTTGGCGGTGCGAAAAAAATAGGGATTGATCCGCTGGCTGATGAGTACCGCAAGCTCGCACCAGTGTTGATGAATGATTACGCTGCGATCTACCAGGCGCGAGCCGAGGAGTTTTTGCCGTGTCTTGCAGAGTCAGCGTATTTGGTAGCTTGCATCAATTGCCTCGACCATTGCGAGTATCCGCGGGATGTTATCGCCAACATGTACGCTTACTGCAAGCCCGGAGGCATCGGTGTGGTGTCTGTGGATTGCAGCGACGGATCTGAGGAGATGCATCCATCACGAACGACGCCAGAATCAGTTGCTGCTTTGCTGGTTGATGTTGGCTGGAAGATTGAACATGCCAGTAGTGGGAAGGCGTACCCGCATCTGAATGATGCCGGTGAAGTTGTCGCGTGGGATGACGGCTGGTCTCCGTCGGCCGTGGCGTATCACTGGAAAGTGCGTAGGCAGAGTGAATCATGAACGATGAACTACCGCGGCAGGTCCGCGAAGAAATAGACGGGATGAGTCGACGTATCGAGCGGCTTGAGGGCATTGCCAGCAAAGTTTTGCGGCTTGCTCCAGGCCCTTCGCAGGAAAAGGCGAGACGAAATCGGTTGATTTACGAAATTGTCGGCTTGGCTATCACTTCGTTTGGTGCATGGTTCGTTTATTCTCCAGCCCCAGCATTGATCGTAGGCTGCTGGATGTTGGCAGAAGTGATCGCAAGCCGTTACAACAAACCGAAGAAGGATCGCTAACATGTTGGATTTTTTTGCCGGAGATGGCGGAACCGGAGAGTGGGTCAACCGGAATCCGCTTGATGATTACTGGTATGAACCGAGAAGCTTGGCCGGAACGTCCGGGATCGCGATTGACGAAAGAAACGCTCCCGAGATGCCGGCTGTGTGGGCATGCGTCGGGAAAAATGCGAAGACGTTAGCGTCACTGCCTGTTCACGTGTATGAGAAAACAGGCGATCGTACCCGCCGATTAGTTGACCATGAATTGAACGATATCCTTACTTGGAACGGCAACTCCCGATCAACCGGCGTATCAGTGCGTGCCGCTCAAGTTGCTAACAGATTGCTTTGGGGTAATTCTGTATCGGAAATCGTGTACGCCAACGGCAGCAAAAAGATTCGCGAGATCATTCCCCTCGAATCTCGGTTTATTCGTCCGGCGTGGAATGATGACGGAGAGTTGTTGTGGGAACACCGGCCGAATGGACAATACGATACAACACTCCCTCCAGATAAGTACCTACACGAACCAGGGCACTTTAGCTATAACGGCGTGCTTGGAATCTCTGCTGTCAAATACTGCCGCGAGTGCATCGCAGCCGGGCGAGCGGCCGAAATCTTCGGGGCGTCGTTTTTTGGAAACGGTGCCGTTCCGGGCGGGACGTTGGAATTTCCAGCAGATTTGGACCTGTCCGACGAGCGAATGGATTACCTCGTTCAAAAGTTCAACGAGAACTTTCAGGGTCCGGGCAAGGCTCACCGGGTTGGACGATTGAGAGAGGGAGTCAAGTTCAATCAATATCAGATGCCGCTGGAGGATATGCAGTTCCTTGAACTTCAGAAGTTCAATCGTATCCAGATTTGTATGATCTTCGACACCCCGCCGGTAATGATTCAGGAACTTGATCCTGGAAAATACACTGCGATCGAACAGGCAATGATCGCTTGGGTACGTGACTCTCTGTTGCCGCAAGTCACAAACACGGAAATGATTTTCAAGCGGCGATTTTTCCGTGACAAACCGAAGCTGTATCTGAAATACAACCTTGCCGGCCTTGCTCGTGGAGACATGGACGCGCGTTCTCAGTTCTACAAGGAAGGCATCACCTGGGGATGGTTCACGCAGAACGATGTTCGAGAAATGGAGGAACTCGATCCGGTTGAAGGTGGTGATACGAATTGGATCGGCGCGAACATGATGCCGCTGACAATGGGCGGGTCTCTGATTCAACAGAAGGCATCTGGTAACGGATCATCCTCGACGTCAAGTTCCGACCGTCCTCCGGTTATCGTCGTTCCGGTGAACGTAATTGGCACGCAGGAACAACCGTCGATTGACGTGGAGGCGATTGGCAGACAGGTTGCAGAAACGATTGCTCGTACGGTTCGACAGCCTGCGGTTGACGTATCGGCGACGTTTGGGCCATTGCTGGCAGACGTGGCGAAGCGGATTGTGACGAAAGAAATCAAGGCCGTTAAGACTGCGATAAAACGCCACCAGGACAGTGAGGATGCCTACCTGGCATGGTGTGACTCGTTCTTCACCAGCCATATGGAGTACGTATCCGAATCAATTGACCCGATCGTGACGGGCATCGAATCAGCTACCGGAAAGGTGATGAGTGAGCGGCCTAGCGACTTTGCCGCAAGCTACTGTGAGCATCAACTGCGGACAGCCAGGGGAATTCCAGCAGGTGAGGCGGAACTTGATGCGGATTATTTGGCCGCAAAACTGAAAGCAACATACCTCGTATCGGAGAAATCGCTATGCCTAACGACCTGACACCTGCCCGCCTTGCCGGACTGGAACGAATCGCATCGGCCCCTATGGCCATGCGACCTGAATCGTTGCGGATTCTTTCCGCTCGCATCATCGCTATGGACGAATTCGAGGAACCCCCACCACTCGAAGCGACCATAGTTGAACGGGCTCCGCAAGCAGCGGAAGCCAAGGTGCCGAAATTGCCAAAGGTGAAGGGGGGCGTGGCTGTCGTTCCGATTTTTGGCGGTATCGGCCAGCACCGGGGCGGCGATTACTGGGCAAGCGTCTACTCGGAGGAACTAACGTCATTGACGGCGCAACTGATCGACATGCCGAATATTGGGGCAGTGGTTTACTCCGTCGATTCGCCCGGCGGTATCGTCTACGGAGTCGGCGAAGCGGCTATGCGGATTCGCGAAATGTCGGCGGCTAAACCGATCTACACTCACGTCAAAGGCATGAGCGCATCAGCGGCTTACTGGTTGTCGGCGGCAACCACAAAGATCTTCAGCAACCCGTCAGCGGAAGCCGGTTCGATTGGTGTCTGGACGATGCACGTGGACGTGTCGGAGGCGTGGAAGAAGATCGGTGTTGACATCAAGCTGATTTCCGCCGGCAAATACAAGACGGAAGGCCATCCATTCGGACCGCTGGAGGATGAGGCGCGTGCTGAAATGCAACGCTCGGTCGACTACTACTACGGCGAGTTTCTCCGGGGTGTGGCCGACGGCCGGGGAGTATCTAAGGCAACCGTCAAATCCGAGTTCGGCGAAGGCCGAATGATGGAAGCCGATCGGGCAAAGGCTGCCGGTCTGATCGACGGAATCGCGACGCTGGACGAGTTGCTCGCCGGTTTGATTCAGCCTCCGGTTGGCGGTATCGGGCGTAGGAGCCAGGCCAGCCGGCTTGCGATTGCCGAGGCAGAGGACAATCCGGCCTGAGATTCTTTTCTGATTTTTCCGGGAAACACGGTTTTGGGTATTCCCCCGTCTCGGTAAAAGAGGAACCAAAAAAATGAACAAACCACTTTCACCGCGTCAGTCGGACGCTCTGCAAGCGATCCGCGATTACATCGAGGTGTGCGGCTACCCGCCGACCCTACGAGAGTTGGCAAAGCACATGAGCATCTCGATTCACGCCGCCAACGGCCACCTCATCGGGCTGGAGAAAAAGGGAGCTATCAAACGTACCGAAGGCGTCGCACGTGGAATAGCCGTACTGGCAAAGTAGCCAGCGTAACGTCTGTTACGGTTACAAAGTTACACACTTGCGAAATGCCAACATGAGACGATAATCCAGGCAGACAACACTGGTGACGGGCAATCGACCGGCCGAGTTTCGGCGTAATCCTGCCACCTAAGAAACGTTTGCCGTTTGCAGAGTACAAGCGCGAAGCGTTTTGGCGTGTTTTTCAATGAACACGTCGGGACGCTTCGCGTTTTTTCATGCGCGTTGATCCCGACGATTCCCGTAATCCAAAAGGATCAACACTCATGAACGTGGAGCAAATGCTCGCAGAACGCAAGCGTCTCCTGGACGAAGCGAAGGCAATCCAAGCGACGGCTGATTCGGAAAACCGATCGCTCACTGAAGAGGAAGAGTCGCAGATTGCGGCGAACCTCAAACGACGCGACGAACTGGCCGCTGCAATCGACGATGCACGCGAAGCCGAACGACGCCAAGCGGCGATCCGCTCGCAACTCGAATCTGCCGAGGCATGGGACAATCAGTCTCAGCGTCAGCAGACGCGACTGGCAAACGTCAGTGACCAGTCTGGAAACCGGACCGCGAATGTCAATATCACCGGCGGCGAAGCTTCTGGCAGGTGGTCGCACTTCGGCGAGTTCGCATTCAAAGTCTACCAGGCCGGCTGCAACAACGGCGTCGATGGTCGGTTGATGGCTGGCCCGACCGGAAGCAACACGGCGACAGATTCTGAAGGCGGTTTTCTTGTTCCGCCCCAGTTCTCACAGCTCATCGTCGAATCGATGTTCGAGCAGGGTGAGATTCTCAGTCGCATCACCAGGCCGGACGAACCGCTCCGAGGGAACACCCTCAAAATCCCCTACCTCGATGAAACGAGTCGGGCGACAGGTTCTCGTGCCGGCGGCATCACTGCCTACTGGGTCGAGCAAGGTGGAACGTTCACGCCTGGCTACGCCAAGTTTGGCCAACAAAGCCTGACCGTTCACAAGGTTGCGGCCCTGTCGTACGTGACCGAGGAAATGATGGAAGAGGCCCCAGCCGCCGGATCTCTGATTCTCAACAAGATGGTTGAGGATTTGACCTGGGTTGCTGAAGACTCGATTATCAACGGCTCCGGAGCGGGCCAACCGCTTGGCATTCTCAATGCCGGCTGCTTGGTGTCACAGACGAAAGTCACCAATCAGACAGCAGACACGATTTGGGGTGACAACATCGTCGCCATGTTTTCTCGGATGCCAGCTCGGGCTCGTCGAAACGCGGTGTGGCTCATCAATCAGGACGCCGAGCCGCAAATGATGACCCTGATGGCGTCTGGCCGGTTCGGTTCGGCGTCGACGGACGTTGCCGGCATGGCGATTGAGAACATGTATCTTCCTCCAGGAAGTGCATTGAACCGAGGTGAATTCGGCCTGTTGATGGGCAAGCCCGTCATTCCGGTTGAGTATTGCAAGACCGTAGGCGACAAGGGCGATGTGATTTTTGCGTCCTTGCCGTACTACCTCTTCGTGGACAAGGGTGCCGCGAAAACGGCGACGTCAATTCACGTGAAGTTCACCACGGACGAACAGGCGTTGCGTGCAACGTACCGCTGCGATGGCAGCCCCCGCTTCGCAAGTGCGATCACGCCTGCCAACAGCACCACTACGCTTTCGCCGTTCGTTTCTCTCGATGCCCGTGAGTAATCGGCGCTGATTGCGTGGGGTTCATCGATTCCGTTAACAAGCAATTTCTCACAAAGGATAAGTCAAATGCGGTTTTGTGAACAGAACAAGATCGTACCGATTCTGGAGCCTGAAGATCACCAGAACGGTGTTGATGGCGATTCCATCAACATGGCGAACTACGATCACCTGACACTGATCTTCAGTTTCGGCGAGTTAACTGGCAATGCCGTGCTCACCATCTATTCCGGTGCAGCAGATGCCGCCAAAACGACGGCCGAAACGTTCAACTATCGGGCCACGGCCGCGGATTTGAAGACCGCAGCCGGAGATACGCTTGGCACAGAGGCGACATCGGCCGCCTTGACTCTCACTGACGCTACATACGAGGACAGGCTGCTTGTGGTCGAAATGGATGCCGAGGAACTGACACCGGGTCAGGAATTCGTTACTCCTAGCTTGAGTGACGCAGCGAGCGAAGCTCTCATTTCGTGCGTTGCGATTCTCAGTGGTCCGAGGTTTGCACAGCAGACACCGCCGTCAGCTATTCCGGCGGCATGATTCGCCTCTCCTGTGTCGGCTGGGCTGGCGGATCGCACGTGAAGTCAGCCCAGCCACAGGTGAGTCTGTTTTATCAGGTGCCAAATGTTGAAGTGCGTTGATTCAACACGAACCGCCCCAGAGAAAGAGCCGGTGTTGCTCGAAGAACTCAAGGAGCAACTCAGGATTGATTACACAGATCACGACCCTGAGTTGCAGCACCTCATCACTGAGGCTCGATTGTGGGCGGAGGAAAACGAACTCGGCCGCTGTCTTATCACCCAGACCGTGACTGAGAAATTCCGAACGCTTGACGGAGTCTTGGAGTTGCGATTCCCGGCGTCGTCCATTACGTCGCTGTCTTACGTCGACGACAACGGCACTACGCAAACGCTTGCGACCACGTATTACGAACTCGGGCAATATTACGGAATCAGTGTTTGCCGGCTGAAATACGATCAGACGTGGCCGACGACTCGCGACCAAAACGACGCAGTAACGATCGTCTACGTGGCCGGATACGGTTCAGACAGAGACGATATTCCGCTTCCGATTCGGCAGGCAATCAAGTGCTATGCGTGCTATCGCTACGACGAATCGGAATATCCGCAGTTGCTCCAGGCTGCTCGCCGTTTGCTTGGCCCGTATTCGGTGCGGAGGTGAAGCATGGGCAAAGCAAAAACGCCAAGGCACAACCGAAAAGCCGTCGTCTACCAGCAGAGCACGGCAACCGATGCGAATGCGGACGGATCGTTTGATGAGGTGCAAAGTGAATATTGCACCCGATGGTGTCGAGCGTGGCCACTCCGAGGCACGGAACAGGCTGCGATGGAACACCAGCACCCAATTGTTGACTGGATTGTGCAAATGCGACGGGACGCGACTACGGCGAGCATTACTGCCGAAATGTGGATCGTGTTATCGACGGGCGAACGGCTGAATATATTCAGCGTCTACGATCCGGACGGGAGAAATAGAAACCTTGAGTTTCGAGCGAGGCAAGTCGCGTGAGTATAGAGTCGGACATCCGCACCGCACTGCTGAGCATGAGTGCCGTCACGGCTCTTGTAGGAACCGGTAATTCGGCACGAATCCGACCGTACAAGCTCGATGACCGTGACGACAAAACTGAAGAACACGTCATTATCGAGGTGGATAATTCTGAACCGCAAAATGACCTGACAGGCAAAGGTGGTTTGACTTTCGCGGATGTGAATATCAGTTGTCGGGCAATGACACCAACTGCAGCAAACGCATTAGCTCTGGCAGTCAAACGAAACGGCACAAGTCCTGGTACTGGACTCGCAGGATACGGAGGGAGCGGGACGTCGTTCGATTCGTGGCTGGATGATGAGGTTAGCGGACAAACGCCGTGGGGAGACGGCAGCCAGCGTACCTGGTTCACGATTGAGCAGAGTTACCGTATGTGTTTTACCGAGGCAACGTGATGTTTGCCAGAACGTTCGTTATCAATCTTGATCGAAGGCCCGACCGCTGGGAGCAATTTCAACAGCGGTTCCCGGTTGATTGGCCGTTTGCACAGCCCGAGCGGTTCGCGGCGATTGATGGCGAGCAATGCGTTGTTCCTGAGTATTTCAATGGTTCGATTGGCGCGTGGGGATGTTACCAGACGCACTTGCAGTTGTGGCAGATACAGATACGCGACGAACTAGGTTGCGTACTCATTTTGGAAGATGACGCAGTGTTTTCACGCGATGCCGTGGCCGTGATTCAGGAGACGCTGCGCCTCGTGCCGGATGATTGGGAACAAATCTACTTTGGCGGGCAATATCGAAACACCAACGAAATGGCTCCCGAAGTAGTCGTCCAAGACAAACTTGTTCGCTGCCGGGCCGTGAACAGGACGCATGCTTACGCGATTAGGCTTCCGTTCGCACAGGTGTGCTACGAACACATGACGAATCGTCAATGGCCGAAACACTCACGGTTCCATCACGTTGACTATCGTTTGGAGGAATTGCACGACAGCCATCGGGTCTATGCGCCGTGGCGGTTTTGTGTTGGCCAGGCTCGCGGTACAAGCGATGTAAAGAGGATCGGCAACCGTCCAGCACATGCCATTGAGCATTGGTGGAATCAGTACCCCATCGTCGAACTTGCGGGGGTGCGCTGATGGCACAAGCGATGAGGCTCGAAGGATCAAAGCAACTGGAACGAAAGCTGAACGCCATTGCCACGCAAGGCGGCAAGGCTGTATCGCGTGCGGCAATGGCTGGAGCGGTAGTACCAGCGAAAAAAGCCATCCGCCGTGGAGTTAATTCTGCGAATATCAGCGGGCCGGTAAAGCGTGCGGCACGGACAACGATCGGCTCAAGTGTGAAGAAACAGCCGGGCGGTGAATACGGGGCAAAAGTCGGCCTAAGCGTCGGCAAGCCTACCAAAGCGAAAAAAGCCAAAGCGTCTGCAAGGGCGGCCGCCGGAAAGACTGGAGAGAAAGCAGGCGTCGGCCTGTCGTCAGCAAACATTCATTGGTTCATTCTCGGAACCAAAATCAGGCATACGAAATCTGGCAAGTCGACTGGACGAATCGAGGCTGAACTAGCCGGTATCGTGCCACAAGCGATCAATACAGCGAGGGGTGAAATGATTTCTGAAGCCGGACGGCGAGCAGCCGTGGCACTCAAACGTGAAGCCATGAAGCGGAGGTAATCCTATGGCAAAAGTGAAATGCAAGGGCACGGCGATCGCCCAAGAGGTTGCCGCCGCATACGTGACCGTTGCACAGGTGATCTCGCTGGAACTGCCGACAGCGGAATCTGAAACCTATGAGTCCGACACGCTGGACAATGAGGACGCTGGCATTCCGTACGAGCCGACTGGCAGGACTGAAGGCGGATCGTGTTCCGGTGAATTTTTCTACGATCCAGCCCTTGATTCGCACAAGGACCTGACGGAGCTTCTTCGCGAACCACAGGCGGAAGATTGGCAAATTACGTTTGCCGATACTGGATCATCGGTTTGGACGTTTGCGGGTGCTGGGTTCTCAATGGGCGGTACGGTCGCTCTTAACGATGGACTCAAGGGAAGCTTCAGCATCAAACTGAGCGGTATCCCGACGTACCCGAGCGGAGGTAGTGCGGCCTGATGAAAGCGAGAACGCTCCTGGTGCTCAATTGTGCGTGCGAGGTGTGCCGCCGGAATGGTGGTGAAGGGTGCGAAAGGTACCCGGACTCAAAAATTCCTATCGGCACGATAATTGAGCACCAGGACGCTTACCGCCTCGTTCGTCTGGGCGCTGCTGAACCGGCAGATGACGAATGCGAACAGCGGGCGGCAATGACGGCGGAACAGATGAGAGTCGCCCAGTATCACCAGCGGAGAACTGCCGCTGGAATTCATCCTGACGATTTTGATGCGTTTGAGCGAGGCGAAATGGTTGGTTATTACCCGGATGGTTCGTTCATTCCAGGGCCAAACGCTTCGCATTTCAGAGACGATGACGAGGACAACGGCTTATGGCTACCCTGACAACTGCGGACCAACTGTTCGCGGCTCCACCGAAACGCCGGTATAAGACGGTAACAGTGCCCGTAAGCGGATTCACGTTGCGAATCCAAAGCCTGACGGAAAAGGACTATTCTGACTACCAGGCTTGTTTTCTCGATAAGCAGGGAAAACCGATTGCGTCCAGGCTCAGGCAGGCAAACCGCATTTTCATTTCGATGTGTGTTGTCGACGAAGACGGAAACCGGATCATCACCGGAGAAAGCGTTGACAAGATCGCAACGTGGGATGCAGCAGACGCCAACTATCTATACAACGAGTGCTCCAGGTTTGCCGGTATCAGCACGACTGATATCGATGAGTTGGTAAAAAACTACGAAGAAACCCCAGAGAGTTAGACGCCTGGAAGCTGGCGGACTCTTTCGGGGTTCTCGACGTTGACGGCATGCGTGCCAGCATGACGCCGGATGACTTCAATCGCTGGCTGGCGTTTCGGCAATTGTGTCCTGACAAAATGGAGCGGCTGATTCACGTTTGCAAAATCGGTTTTACGCTTTTGGCGAACGCTTGGGGAGCGAAAATCGATCCATGCGACTTGGACCCGCAGCGAGAAGACGAGCGAGAACATGACGCAACACCACAACAGGCGGCGGCAATCGTCGCGATGGCATTAGGGAAGCCAGATGGCAACCGCAATCGGTGATCTTGTAGCACGATTGAGAATGGATACCAAAGGGTTTGCTGGCCCCTTAGCTCGGGCCAACGGCGCGGTACTCCAGACATCGACGCACATGAGAAAGTTCGGTCATGGCGCACTAGAAATTGGTAGGAGGTTCACTGATTCAGCAAAAACTGTTGCGATTGGTGCTGGCATTATTGGAGCAGCAGTAATTGCATCGACCGCAAAGTTGGCTCATTCCGTCATGAGTGAAATGAAAGTCATGGACGAAATAGGCAAACATGCCCAACGCCTTAACATGGCAACCGAGGCTTTGGTTGGGTTGCAACATCAAGCAGAATTAAGTGGGGCTGGTGCCGAAGGTCTGGACAAGAGCATGCGGAAAATGATGCAGAGTATCGGTGAGGTGGCTGCGTTTGGAACAGGACAGGCAAAATACGCATTCAAGGAGTTGCAGCTTGATCCGAAAAAACTGATCGGAATGTCTCCAGAACAACAATACGGAGCAATCGCGGACGCCTTATTGAAGGTGGAGGCCCAAACGACTAGGGTTGCCATTGCAACACAAATTTTCGGGCGGTCAGGCGCTGACATGCTCGTCATGCTGCAACAGGGTTCTGCTGGAATGAATGCGGCAGCACGAGATGCGGAATATCTTGGGCTCACGTTCTCAGCCATCGATTCACAAAAAATTGAAATGGCAAATGATGAATGGTATCGGATGAAGTCCGCCTTGACAGGCCTGATTCGCGAACTCGCGGTTAGGTTTGCTCCAATCATGGGGACTGTTGCAAATATTGTTGCTGACTTTTTTGTCGAGTGGCGACGTGGAATTGAGCAGATGCCGGCAGGAACTTCTGGATGGATTCGCTCACTTCAGGGTGTCGGCAGCACGCTCAATCAGATACTGATCTCGTATCACGAAATTGAGGCGATGGACGTGAGAATGAAGATCGCCCAAAAGCGTGCATTCGGTGCGCCAACTTCAGAAATCAACGAACTATCGCAGGAGTATGGCGGGCATCTGCGGCGGATTCGGGAACTGCAAAATGTCGATTGGAATTCACGGGTTGAGGACACGTTCCATCGTATTGCCAACGCCGTGAGAGAGACAACACGCGACATGGGGACATTTCAGGACGACTTAGACGAATTGGCAGAACGGTTCAAGCCCGCAAATGACGCTGCAAAGCTGTTTAACGATTGGCTGAGGGAAGCAGTCCAATTTGACATGACCGATCGGCAAAAACAGATTGACAACTTATTGGCGGCGGGAGCACCTACCATCATGGTCGAGGCACTTCATACAGCGGACAAGGCACTAGGCGTGCTTGAAAAACATGCCGAAGATTCGAGACTCGCGAAGGAACTCAACCAACAATTTTCAGATCCAATCGATGCGTACGTGGAACGGATTCATGAGTTGGAACGGCTCAAACCGCAGCTAGATCCCGGTGTATTCAGTAGCGCAATCGAAGACGCAAAAAAAACCTTTGAGGGAGCCTACAAAGATTTTGAGTCAACCGTTGCTGGGACTGCTGGGGCCATGACTGCCGGGTCGGCCGAAGCGTATAGCACGATTGTGCAAGGGTATATGCGTGGTAGCCAGCAGAATCGCCAATTGTCGGCAGCACAACAGATTGCAGACCAGCGACTTGGAATTGAGCGCACTGCGAACACGGCCATAGAGACGGAACGGAAACGTCATAACGATCGACTGCGGAACATCAACGTGGAGCAAATGCAATCAATATTCACTCCCAAGCCGATCGAAAAGGCGGCCCCTACGTCGCAAGACGTGTCTGGTTGGTGGTCACGAATTCGCAGGGACGACATCGCCGAAAGCCATACTATGCGCGAATCGCGTTCGCTAAATAGGCAGGCGGAATTTGCCTCACCAGCGAATGCAACGTCATTCATGTTTCCGACACCAGGAAAAAACCAACAGATTCTGGATGCCACCCGCATTGCCGACGAACGGATGCGAATCGAACGAACGGCAAACGCTAAAATTGAGAGCGAACGGCAACGACACAACAATCTGATAGTGAACAATGCGACTCCCCAGCAAACCGTTGCTGACTGGTGGTCACAGATCAGAGAAGACACCATCGGCGGCAGTGCGACTATGCGCGAATCGCGGAGCCTGCAACGGCAAACAGACTTCTCGACCGTCGACGTTTCTGGAACCGCGATGGTGAAAGAACAAGTTGCCACCAGGAAAATAATCGAACGCACAAACGGGATTTTGGAGAGGATTGCCAGACAGCTTGCGATGTCTGAACGCGAGGAGGGCATCTGATGGCCGTCGTAGCATGGGCGGAAACATTCGACGATCGCGGTGGAGGAGATTCTTATTCGCCGGAAAAGTGCGTACGCGAAGATACGCGAACGTTCCACGCGAAAACAAACTCTGCGACTGACCGGGCCCCAACGGTGCTTTCCTACGCAT